CTACAGACAAATAATAACGAAGCGGCATTTATTACATTCGCATGTACTACACTAATGATAGTTTCTTTAATAGGCGTTCTAATCGGTAAAATAATCATTCATAAGAAACATATTTTAGTATTTAAAAAAGACGAAACCGCCATGTTCTTAAATATTATCTCTTGGTTCTCACAAATATTGTTAGCAATAACAATATTCTTATTTAATAATAAGCTCTTTAATTTAGATGTCTTTAATGAAAACAACATTGGAAATTATATGTATATAGTATATTTTGTGTGTTCCTTAATTGTAGCAACAATATTTGGATTAAATTATTCCCTTTTTAAAGTATTAGATAATAATGTCACCGATGAGAATTTATGTAATTTTTATTCTTGAATGCATAGAAATTTATAGGTTAATCCTATCGCATCTCCACTATCCCACAATCCGGATATTTTTAAAAGGACTTTTATATTCGTGTTAGTGATAGTAGTATTATTTACAATCTTTAATATTCCGCTTTTTAATTGTTCTCTAAGTTTAAAAATTATTTTACGCGGACCAATATTATATTTGCGATTGCTATTGCTATTGCTATTGCTATTGCTATTGCTATTGCTATTCAAATAAGATAATAATATCTGTCTTTCTACGTCAAATAATTTATTTAAAATGGTAGCATTATCTGATAAACTAAAATAACATTTATATTTCGCATAGTATCTATCTAGAGATGTCGATGTTAGACCAAATATTAAATACATCCCATTGGTTACAATATCTTCGTTTGAATAATTTATTCTTACAAAATTACTATTATCCATTACTGTATTTTTTACTGCATCCATAAAAAATATATTCCTATTTAATAAATCTTCTAATTTTATAACCAAATTCATTATCTACGTTAATTTTATTAATAATATGTTTTTATATATTATATTTATTTATAATATATGGATAATCAAAAAAAAGCCAATAGCACCCGAGGCGAATTACTAGCATTATTCGGTAGTTACATCTCTATAATTAGAAATATATTTTTAATTACCTCCGTAAGCATTGTATCATTTAACTATAGTAGTTCTTTTAAAAAATTAAGTCATCGCAAAGCCGTTCATTTCTTATCATTCGCTTTAATCATTTTAAGCATTGCCTATGGTTACTTTTCGACTATTGGTCTTCATAATCTTGTAGACGGTTTAGAAATGAATAAAGAAGACATATTATTATACGACCAAATTAAGAATCAAATATATTTCGCGTATTTAGGCTTATTTATTTTAAGTCTTTTGTCCCTGGTAAGTCTTCACAGATTATATAATTGGTATGCATAAGTATTCTACGATATTCTACGATATTACTATCATCATTTATTCTTAATACTAATATTCATCTCGTTCATTATATCCCCAATTTTACGATATATTGTTTATAAATCCGTCTTTGTCACATTGCATCATTTACTAATGTATTTAGCTCGGGGCTATAATATGTACTACCCAACCACATATAATTAAACTCGCTGCTAAACAATTTCACCATCGCAATTTCATCCTTGTCAGTCCATAGCGAACTATCCAACTGTAACCTATTCGGTGCCAATATATCCACCCACTCATTATCTAGATTATAAGAATCTCCCCAGTCGATTGATTTCATAAAATCACGCAACGAACGCGTGTCCATAGACTCGTAAAACGACTTTTTTATTTCGCGATTATCCCATAACTTTTTTATCATCTTTACTAAGGTATCCTGTTCTCTTCTACATTCTTTATCATCCCGATAATTATTATACATTGTTTGAAATGCCCCAACTATATGATAACTTCCCGCCATCTTATCAACCGCTGATTTTATTGTTTCGTAAACCCCTTTATTTGATGTAATCAGGTAATGAAGAGACCCCGATTCATTTAAATAAATATATTCGGCAATGATATTTCCATCAATATCATTTTTATAACATTTAATAGGTTCGGATGGATACACGAAATTAATTATTTTACCGAAAATATCCTCGTTTAAACTTGTAATGTCGTGTTTTGATTTTGTAGTCATGATTTATCATAATCTAAATTATATCCCGGATATCAATTTTATAAAACTATTTATTCTTTTTACTCCTCCTTCGTTTATACGTCTTTATAATTGTATTTTTTTTAGACCTTCGCTTGTCTTTCTTTGGGTCAATTCTTAATATAATATTCTCCTGATTAGAAAGACCTTTCCCTATTTCTTTAGGAATAATATTTTTACAATCCTCCCCTTTGCTACAACTACCGGATTGCCCCATATAAAGTATATCAAATAAAATATTAAAGTTATTTATCTTTATTTATTTATTTCTATCTTACCATTTTTATTTTATTATTGTTTAAGCAATTCATTCCCACGATTTTACAATGTTCTTACAATGTCCTTACAATGTTCTTACAATGTTCTTACAATGTCCTTACAATGTTCTTACAATGTCCTTACAATGTATTGTTTTGTGTCCTTGTTACTGATTTACACCTCCTCACTAATTTAATTTCTCTCTTTATCTCATGGATTATTATCTCTATAATTACATCGGGTATTCCACCAATCATTTTCTCAACGAAAATGCGTCAATAATACAACGGGTATATCGCGATCATCGTTCATATGAAATCAATCACCGTATTGACATCATTGAGGGCAAAATGGTTGACTATCTTGAGCGAAATAAAGATATTGAACTAGATGAACAAGAAGAATTAGGTTTTTGGAAAGAATTAAGAACTCAAATTAAGAACCCAAATTAAGAACTCAAATTAAGAACTCCAATTAAGAACTCAAATTAAGAACTCAAATTAAGAGATAAAATAAACACGACTGAACCATTGGTTCAAGCATTAATTGTGTTATTATTAATCCAATGAATGTTTATTCATATTCTTGTTAAAATGTCTATCTAATTATTGAAATGTCTTAGTAGAAATGTCGTTTCAAATAAATAAGTAGGTATATATATATTTATTAAATATGTCAAGATTTATCTATCAAAGTATTCATTATTATAGAACTTTTTATAATAAGCACGGATATGTATTTGATAATCCAAATCCCCGAAAATTATTAAAATTCATTAACGATGCCGAATTTAATAAAAATAATATTAATCAACCCGATACGGATGTCAATACGAATTCTATAATTTGTCGACCAGAAAAGAAATTAAATAATAATATTCCTATGACAAATTTTATTACTAAAGGTATTCGGCCATCTATTATTACTAAAGGTATTCGGCCATCTATTATTACTAAATGTATTCGGTGATCTATTATTACTAAATGTATTCGGTGATCTATTATTTCTAAAATATCTTATAGTCCTATCATTTTTCGTAAAAATTGACCCTTATTATAAATATTCTGTATATCACAAAATGGATAAACAGGACTGGAATCAAATTATTTTTAAAAAACGCATACCCAATGAATGCCTAAGTGTCGAAAATAAACCTAAAATTATAACCGATGATGAGATTGAAGAAAAAGGTAAACAAAAACTTACCAATAGCGATAAAATGTCTATGTCTAAACATAGGGTTTTACATGGTTTTAAAAGTCAAAAAACTCTCGCGGATGCTACTCGCGGTAAAATATCATCGTCAAGGATAAATGAACTGGAAAGTGGTAAAGGTAGTATGCCTAATGGTGCTGAAAAACAGATATTATTTAAACTAATTAAAATGAAATTTAAATAATTTAAATAATTTTAATAATTTTAATAAAATATTATAAAATTTCTAGAGCACATTTTGATATGATTTTTTTAATAAAAAAAGTTTATTTAATGTATTTATATTTATATTATCCACAATAAATATAAATTTTTATTATTTTCTACAATTTTAATTATGATTACCGCGATTATTCCTAATATATTTACATATACATTGCCATAGTCCGGGCATTTGAACTCAATGTATCCCCCGTTTTTTTCAGTAGACCATCAATTACGGTTGGTGTAACCGTAATTGGGAATTGAATTACCAAAGACATATCCTTCTCAAATAGGTTTGAATTTGGTTTCATTAGACGATACAGATTTAGTTTAGTATAAATAATTTCAAGACAACGTTTCAAATTCCGAACACCATCTTCTTGTTCGGTATAGGTAGTAATAACATATTTAATCGTTGCATCGGGTAGGACAATATCCTCCTCCTTAAATCGAACTTGTTCCCGAATTTTAGGGAGCAGATAATTTTTAGCAATTTCAGTCTTTTCTTCTTCAGAATATCCGTCGGTTTGAATCCTATACATCCTATCCTTAAGAATAGGATTAACTTTATCTTCATCATTATAGCTGAAGATGAAGAGACATCTGCTCAAATCAAAATCAATTTCCGAGAAGAATTTATCGTGAAATTTACTATTCTGCGAAGTATCTGTAAGATGTGTTAGAATACCAATGATCTCTTCGCCCTTAGGAGTATCGCTAACTTTATCTAGTTCATCAAAATAAATTACCGGATTCATATTCTTGCATTGAAGAAGGATCTCAACAATTTTACCCCAAGTTGAACCCTCATAAGTATATGAGTGTCCTTCCAAGAAACTACTATCGGTTGCTCCACCCAGCGCGATAAATGTAAAATCCCGCCCAAGAATCTTACTAATACCTTCTTTTACAAGGGTCGTTTTACCCGTTCCCATTGGTCCTTTAATAGCAATAGCATTACCAATTGCTTCGGGATTAGCAATCCATTGTCCAACCATTTGCATTATCTGTAATTTCGCATCATTTAATCCATAAACAGCATTATCGAGTGTTTTCTTTGCATCCTCCATAAATTCGTGACATTTATCTACACCGTCATCCATTGTTAGTGGTAAACTTTTATAAAGTCCAAAAGGTATCTGCATAAATGCATCCACCCAATGTTTTAGTTTATAATATTCACTACAACCGGGGTCCATATAACGAAGCGTATTTATTTTCTTATAAGCACACGCTTTATAATGGACTGGAATGTCTGAATCCAACAGTGTAAGACGGTATGGTTTGGCCACCTCGCTATATTTTTTAATTTCTTTCACCTGCTGCAAAACCCTTTCCTGTTCCTCAACATTTAGATTATCACAAAAATATACGGCATCATTCATTACATTACTTTCCCGGAGAAGTTCCCGGAACTTCTGTGTATTTTTCATACGCACTTTCTTCGTCTTTTTCTTTTCATTTTTCTCGACATCTTTAATTGTCTTTTTATAGTCTTTAAACAAACGTTCTACAATAGGGTTATTTCTATCCTCTTTACTAAAAGAAGCCACCATTTCTTCAAGTTTCTTCAAGACTTCTTTATCATCGGTATCATTAACTTGTCCGGCTTTAGATTCTTTATTATTCTTTCGGGTATTATATTCTTCACTACTTTTTAGACTAGTTCCCTTTACTTCTAATTTATCATCCTCTTCCTCTTCCTCTTCCTCTTCCTCTTCCTCTTCCTCTTCCTCTTCCTCGTCCTCTTCCTCTTCCTCGTCCTCGTCAGTATATTCTTCGTCGTATTCGTCATCGCTATACTCTTCATAATATTCCTCATCGTCGGGGTCATAATCTTCATCGTATTCATCGTCGGGGTGTTTCATTGTAAAGATAATGTTAAATTTTGAGTTTTTACCACAATTTAGCATACCTGATATGTTTTGTTCTACATCGGCTTCACTATCGGCATTATATTCACTTTCGTCAGAATAATCACTACCGGATTCATTCGTTTTATAATCTTTCTCTTTTTTGTATTTTTTAATATCTTTTTTGGGTTTTCTATCTTTTCTTTTATCATTCTTTTTATCATTCTTTTTATCATTCTTTTTATCATTCTTTTTATCATTCTTTTTATCGTTGTCTTTTCGGGTCATTTTAGAATCTTTCTCTTCTTTACAACGATTGTTAATGTATTTTGATGGAAAGAGTTTAGAAAGTAGTTTATTAAATTTCTTTTTATTTTGAAGACGGTTATTATTTTCCTCATCAGACGAGGAGTGGTCCATTTCGGAGTCAGAAATGTTATTTGACGACATACACTCTGTTTTAGGCATTACAATACTTTTATATATTATATTCATATCAATTTTTAGATAAAATACACAATTTATACAAATCACATAATTAAATACAAAATTGAAACAATCTAAATATTAGTAATATATAATAGGAAATGGCAAAAGTTCAAATAGATAAAAATGAATATACATCAAAGATTATTGGAATACAATTTAGCATACTATCACCCGAAGAAATCCGGAAAGGTTCGGTAGCAGAGATTACCAGTAGGGATACATATATTAATAATAAGCCGGTTATTGGTGGATTATTTGACCCAAGAATGGGTGTTCTTGACCCAGGATTGGTATGTCCTACAGATGGTCTTGACTATATGAAAACGCCTGGATATTTTGGACATATTAATTTAGCAAGACCAATGTATTATATACAATATTTGCCCCAAATCCTAAAAATATTGAGATGTGTTTGTTTTAAATGTAGTAAATTACTAATAAGTAAAGAAAAATATGCTCATCTTTTAAAACAACAAAATTCGCAAAGATGGAATAGCGTATTTCCAATCGCGAGTAAAATTAAAAGATGTGGAGAAGATAGCAGTGATGGTTGTGGTTGTAAACAACCGGGCAAGATAAAAAAGGAAGGATTGTCAACAATTATTGTAGAATGGAATGATTTAGACGGCGAGACCGAAAAGATGTCGATGAATTTAATGCCGGAAATGGTCTTAAAGATATTCCGGAGGATATCAGACGACGACGTAACATTTATGGGTTTTAGTCCAGTATGGTCGCGTCCAGATTGGATGATATGCCAAGTTATGGCAGTACCCCCGCCAGCGGTCCGTCCTTCCGTAAAACACGATTCTCAACAAAGAAGTGAGGATGATATTAGTCATATTTTGGTAAATATAATAAAGGCGAATAAAACACTTCAAGACAAAATCGATAATAATGCGTCACCAAATGTAATTAATGACTGGACGACGGTAGTCCAGTATTATTTAGCAACATTAATTGATAATAAGATGCCGGGAGTAGCCGCAGTGGCACAACGTTCGGGTCGTCCGCTAAAATCAATTAAGGAGCGTTTAAATGGTAAGACGGGTCGTGTAAGGGGTAATCTAATGGGGAAACGGGTTGATTTCTCTGCTCGTTCGGTGATTACTCCTGACCCGAATCTATCAATTGCTGAACTGGGAGTGCCATTAAAGATTGCAATGAACCTGACTTATCCTCAAAAGGTAAATCGTAGAAATATAAATATGTTGTCTAAATTAGTTCAAAATGGTCCGGATATTTATCCGGGAGCCAAGATTCTAGAAAGAGCAAATGGAAATGAGTTATCATTAAGATATATTGATAGAAATTCGATTAAATTGGTAGAAGGTGATATCGTCCATCGCCAGATGATGGATGGAGACCCGGTTTTATTTAACCGTCAACCAACCCTACATCGTATGTCTATGATGTGTCATATCGTTAAGGTATTGTATAGGGGAGATACATTTCGTATGAATGTAGGAGATACAAAACCGTATAATGCCGATTTTGATGGAGATGAAATGAATCTACACATGCCTCAAGATGAAGAAAGTAGGTCCGAATTAAAACATTTGGCCGCAGTGCCACATCATCTGATTAGTCCTGCGAATAATAAATCAATTGTGGGTATATTCCAGGATTCTCTATTAGGCGCGTATAGATTTACAAGAACCGGAATGAACTTCCCTATAAGAGATGCGATGAACCTACTTGTCAAAATTAATAATATTGATATCGAAAATATTGGCAATAAAGATGTCATCTCTTCCAATGACATCCTATCCCAAATTATGCCTACTATTTCTCTAAAATATAAAACAAAACAATTTAAAGAACACGATGACCCAAAGTCATCGAATGATGTATTAGAGATTAATAATGGTAAATACATGCGGGGACAGCTTGATAAGGGTACATTTGGTGATGACTCAAAGGGTCTTATCCAAAGAATTACGAATGATTATGGTAATATGAGAGCGGTAGAATTTATAGATGACCTACAAAATATCGTCACCGAATATATGAAATCGAGTGCTTATAGTGTTGGAATTAGTGACCTAATTGCCGATAAAAATACGAATGATGCGATTGCCTCCGCGATTACTAAAAAGAAAATGGAGGTTAAAAATCTAATAGATCAAACACATTTAGGTATTTTCCAGAATAAAAGTGGTAAGTCTAATCTTCAAGAATTCGAGCTACAAGTTAATAATGTTCTTAATGCAGCAACTAATGTTGCGGGTAAAATTGGTAGAGAAAGTTTAAGTTCCGACAACCGATTTATTGTTATGGTTAATGCTGGTTCTAAAGGTAGTGAAATTAATATCTCACAAATGATTTCTTGTTTGGGACAACAGAATGTCGACGGTAAGCGCATACCTTATGGGTTTGAAGATAGAACTCTCCCCCATTTTACAAAATATGATGACTCGCCCGAAGCACGCGGTTTTGTTGAAAGTTCTTTCATTTCGGGATTAACACCGCAAGAATTATTCTTTCATGCTATCGGTGGTAGAATCGGTCTTATTGATACCGCCGTAAAGACCAGTCAAACCGGTTATATACAGCGACGACTTATCAAAGGACTCGAAGACATTATGGTTCATTATGATATGACTGTTAGAAATAATAAAAATAAAATTATACAATTCTCATATGGAGAGGATTCATTTGATACGGTTAAAGTAGAAGGACAGATTCTTCCCTTCTTAAATATGTCTCTTGAAGATATATTCTTACATTATAATATTCAAAAAACGGACAATGCCATCTTTACTACTACCACTAAAAGGAGGCTGAATAAACAAAGTGTCAAACTTAAAGAAAAATGTCAATCTGTTACTGATTATATCATTGAACAAAGGGAGGATATTGTTAAGTATGTTTTTAATTTCAAAAATGATAAAAAGGTTAACGTTCCTGTTGCATTTCAACATATTATTAATAACATTCAGGGACAACATCATATTAATATAAATTCACTTGTAGATATTACCCCGCTTGAGGCATTTGAAATTATTGAAGAGGGGTTTGACAAATTATCCCGTTTACATTATTGTAAACCAAATGAACTATTTAAAGTTCTCTACTATTATAATCTTTCCCCCAAGAATTTACTTGTTATTAAACGTTTTAATAAAAAAACCTTAATCCAACTCATCGAAACTATCTTGCTATCATACAAATCCTCTATTATTGCTCCAGGAGAAATGGTTGGAATGATTGCCGCTCAAAGTATTGGAGAACCTACCACACAAATGACGTTAAATACATTTCACTTTGCGGGTGTTGCTTCAAAAAGTAATGTAACCCGCGGTGTTCCTAGGATTGAAGAAATTCTTTCTCTTTCAGAGAATCCCAAAAATCCTTCTTGTACGGTCCATTTGCTTCCACAAGATGAAAATAATAAAGATAAGGCTATTGATATCATGCATAAATTAGAATTTACAAGTCTTAAACATATCGTTAAGTCATCTCAAATCTGTTTTGACCCAAATGATAATAATACGACTATTGAAAAAGATAAAAATCTATTAGCACAATTTAATGAATTTGAAAAACTATTTACCGAATGTGCTAATGTTGATCTTAAGGACGACATTGACAATGACTCTAAATCTAAATGGATTTTGCGTTTAGAAATGAATGCCGAAGAAATGTTAGAACGCAATATCTCTATGGATGATATAAATTTTGCTATCAAATCTTCTTGGAAAACTTCTACCTCATGTATATACTCGGACTTTAATGATGAAAATCTTATTTTTAGAATTAGACTTTTCGACACTTCATCCAAGAAAAAAAAGAATGACCTACATCCTCTCGACCAAACCGACGAGATATATATTATCAAACGCTTCCAAGAACAGATCTTAAACAATCTTATCCTGAGAGGTGTTAAAAATATCGGCAAGGTTATCCCTAGAACTATCGCAGACAATGTTATCAATAATAACGGCGTTTATGAAAGATCTGATATCTGGGTTCTTGACACCGTTGGAACCAATCTTATGAATATTCTTTCCTTGGATTTTATCGATTCTAAAAGAACCCACACGAATGATATTCAAGAAATTTACAGAGTTCTGGGTATTGAAGCCGCCCGACAAGCTATTTACAATGAAATCGCCGATGTCCTTGCGTTTGATAGCACATATATTAATCATCACCACCTTTCGATCCTATGTGACCGAATGACCTGTAATGATAACATGGTCTCCATCTTCAGGCACGGTATTAATAATGATAATATTGGTCCTATCGCAAAGGCCTCATTTGAAGAAACACCCGAAATGTTTTTGAGGGCCGCCAGACACGGCGAACTGGATAATATGAGAGGTGTTTCCGCTAATGTAATGTGCGGACAGGAAGGTTATTTTGGAACAAGCGCATTCGAAATTATTCTTGACATAGATAAATACATAAAGATCTCGGGCGAAAAAGAATGGCAAGAAAATGATACGGATAAGTTCATTAATGACCACTTTAAACATTTGATTAACAACGAAGACCCTTGCTCTATTACTAATCTTTCAGTACCTAGTTCTATTGAAAATATAGAAACTACCGACCTTGGCGACGATGATGACTATATCCCCGAATTCTAAAATATACCATAATATACCATAATATACCATAATATTCATAAATCAAATTAATATCATTCTATCATAAAAAATAATATAAAATAACTACTCATTTTATATTATATGTCTTTATTTTCCAACATTTTTTCTATCTTAAATCCAGATATTGATATTGAAAAGGGCGCTTTTGAGCATCCTGTAAATCGCAACGCACCTATCAACGAGGATTTTATTACATATAGTTTTATTAACTCTCTACATATACAATCCGCCAACCATAAGCCCGATTATAAATACCATTGTCTAAAAAACATCCTCACCAATCCCCTCATCAATACTGATAAAAAAGAATTCATATTACAATCTTTCTCGAAGGCACAATCTATATTCCTTTCTTTAAATAAGTTTGCCAGAATATATAAACGTTCTAAGGCCAGGGTTGATACTGTCGAACACGATTTATATATGAACCCTCTTGCCGATTTCAAAGATACGCATCTTATTAATTTATTTGATGATGAAACTAGAACTTTTTATAAATTTAGATTGGCCGATATTATTACTATGTCTATCCATTCACTCTCTAATTCTCCCGAATTCTTCGCCGACCCACAACCTATCAAAAATCCCTATATTAATGTTCCCTTTACTTACGCCCAGTTATATAATATTTATTTTAATATACAAAATAGTCCATTTCAAATACCCGTTTTGTTTAGGTTATATTATCAATCTTCTTTTAATTTAGACCATTTCCTTGAAAATAACGAAGCATACATTAGAGATGTTGCTATTAATCGTTTTATTTATTCTGGTATTGATTCCTTGAAACAGTACTATATTTCTAAAATGATTATGGATAATAAACATATACTTAATAATCTTTATATTCACCCTTCTTTCCCGCAAGATAAACTTATATCTACATTCCAGCCATTTCTAAAAGATTATTTATTTGTTAATTATTCTCTCAATCCTACTGCGAAATTTCGTTCTAAAGTTTCATTAAGAAAAAGACTATCCAATTTCGTTAAACTTAACCCCACCTTTGGGAGAATAATTATCTTACCCGGCACCTTGGATTCTTCTGTTTCTACTACATATGTTGACCATATCAATTATCAGTCTTTAAATGATACTCCTAGAACACGCCGAAGGTCTATCCCCGACAACACTCTACAACGTAACCCCACAAATCATACCGATTACGATTTTCAAAGCATCGAAAATTCTCTTGATGATGTTATTAGTCGTTCTATTGAAAATACCGACGAAACTTTAAATCGCATTAATGACCTTAGAGATCGACTTAGTGTTATCCCTAATGCGAATACTATTATAAATATACCCACCGATATCTCAAGCAATTCTAATAATACTCACCCCGATATTTCATCTAATATATCACAACCCGATTATTCATCCAGAATACTTAGTAGATATAATCGCTTGCTTGGTAACGAACCTTCCGCTAACATGACCGAGAATACTCGCACTGCGATTCGAAATAGACTTCAAAATTCACAATCACCCGCGATTCAAGCCCTCCTGGGAAGATATCTAAGAAATCCCGACACTTCTCTCAATACTCATCCCGACACTTCTCTCAATACTCATCCCGACACTTCTCCCAATACTCATCCCGACACTATTGATAATAATCTAGAAGATATTGATAATAATCTAGAAGATATTGATAATAATCTAGAAGATATTGATAATAATCAAGAAGATATTGATAATAATCAAGAAGATATTGATAATAATCAAGAAGATATTGATAATAATCAAGAAGATATTGATAATAATCGGGACCCCATATCTACATTGGATTAAAATACCCGAGCTCTATAATATGCTATCGTTAATTTAGAAACTATTGTGAATAATCACGATGAATAAACTATTCTTTATTCGCTTTGTCCTTTTTACAGAAATGCCATTTGTCCCAATCCTTACCCGGTCCAATTATTATATTCCCGGTTTCTTCGCGTTTTTTCTTTCGAAAATTTAAACGTAAGTTATCTTGCATATCACGAAATGTTCCACCATAGTCTTGATATTTCGCCATGGTTTTTGCCATTTTATACTTATCATACCTACTCGATGAAGCACCCGTTCTATAATTCTCATTGTTAAATATTATTGGTTTTGCCTGTTTTACAAATAACTTGTGCACTTTTTCATCATATATTGTATATTCTGGGGGACCATCTCCCTCGGCTCCCTCATCTCCCTCGGCTCCCACAGATTTGTCTAACCTTCCTGATATTGTTTTCCTTTTATGGAGTTCTTCTTCCCTTGTGTAATGGTGGTGCATATTATCCCACTTATCATCTCTTTCAAGCCAATAATTTGATGAGACAGAGAATACATCTATGTTTTTTTGAAATCGTTCCTTGTTTATCTCGGATAATATATTAATCGTTTCTGGTTCCTTTTCGGGGTTCTTTTTTCTATAAACATATTCCATTTTATCAGTTATGTCTAATTTGAATTTATCTTCTGTCATCAAGAGCGACATATTAATATCACCCTCTTTATAGCTTGGTACTTTTATAAAGTAGGCGCTTTCTAGTTTACCTTCATTATGCTTACTTATCAAAAATTTACCCCTTGTAGCTTTAAAATATTGACCTATATTGAGGTAAAATACACAATCTATTTTATATTCATTTACTAATAACCATAAATCTATAAATGTAAAATTATATTTCTCTCTAGATATGTAATCCTTTATTTCTATCTTTTGATTTTCTAGCTTCTTAAAATTAATATAATCCTTTGTTTTTTCGTTCTTTAGAATGTCTATTAAATAATCGTTATCATTCTTTTGATATATGCCTATTAATGTATCTTTGAACTCCTTCTCTGTAATTGCATTCTTTTCATTCTCTAATATTTTTATCAAAATGCATTTTACAAAATTACTTGTCTCAAATGATAGCTCTTCATAAACTATTTTATGACCTTTATCCACTATATTGCTATAGCTTAAATAAGAAGATTCAACACACTCATTATTACTTATCTCATCAATGGGTCTCAAATCTATGTTCTTTGAATATCTTTTTCTATTACTTGGTAAAGCATTTTCAAATGACGATGATTTCTCATATTTATTATATGTTTTTAAAACTACATTTTCAAAATACTCTTTTATTTCACTATATAATATAAGTATCTCATTATCCTTTAAATTATAGTTTACATCAGCGATTGCTAAAAATCTATCTGACTCTAGTATGAATGACTTAATTCTATTATTTCTAATTAACTCATCTGCCAATCGCTCATAATATAATTCCTTGTTTTTTGACTTGTTATTATAAATACTTTTTGGTATCAATAATCTACAAATGTCTCCCTCTGTTACTTCGCAAAAATCGGTAAGTTGTTCGCAATTTTGATTGTTTAAACAACTTTGTATACTCTTTAATTTAGATAATTCATCTTTATCCATTTTACGAAATCTTATATAGTCGTAACCTATAAAGTTTAACCTTAGTTTTAATAAATGTAGTTTGTCTAGATAACTATAATTTTTCAATAATATATCATTTATTATATCTTTCTCTTCTATCATTTCTTGTTTCAACAATATACTCCTGAATGTATTTCTAAAAACATTATAAAATTCATAATCCAATCTCATATTTTTAATAAATTCTTCTCTTACATTGTCCTTATCGGTTGGCATTGCTGATTTCTTTTCAATTTCTTTTAATCTTTCTTCGGACCCTACATCACTGGTTATCTGTGATAATTTGCTATATATTTTCGGCACCGATTCTTTTATTGCTATAAATTGATTCGTTTGAGTTATTATACCCACTATTTGCTCGTCATTAATTACATCTATCATCGGTTTACATATTATCCCTTGTGACGCAAAATCATTCAATAAATCGATTGTCATTTGATACTCATTTGCATATTCTGTTATTTGGTCCATTTGAATTAACCGATGAATTTTGTTAGGCACAGAGGGTAAGCAGGGTATATATACACTCTCTCCCCCCTTATTTTCTACCTTGACTCCTATCGTTTTACCCTGATGATTAATTATTTGTCCCTTTATTTCTATATTGCCGATATCGTGTAATTTAGATAATAATATTTCTAAATTATCATTTGTATTAATCTCATAAGTTATCGCTTTTGACCCACATTCGTTTTTAATATGAGAAATAATATTGTTTACCATATCTCTAATATTTGTAAAACCATCTTGACGAAATAATCGCGGACCAAAAAATATATTTGCTACATTATCAAATCTACCGTTGACTTTCGTTACCTCCCCCAATAACTCATAATATTCGTCTTTTTTGATAACTATTATTGTTTCTCTATCTTTATTAAAAAATAATTTTGAATGATTCGAGGGACATATTATATTTACATTATTCGTAATGTCGTTTTCTTGAACTTCTAATAAAATTAAATTATAACCAATATTATTATTTAAGCTACCTATTAAATTTGTATTTAATAAATCCAATAAATAAGTATGATCTATTACCGAATTCTCATCTTGTAAAAACCTTTTAAAATTATGAAAGGCGTTTTTTACTTTCTTAAGCAAATCTTCATCATAACTATTTTCATCCTTATTATTATTAAAATATTTTGAATCATCAAATATCTTTAAATCTTCATATTCTTTTATGTCATTCTTATTATAAAAAGTATCTACTAGTCCACCATTCTCCATCTCAAAAAACCTATCTATTCCTAGGCCTCCATTATGTTCTTCTTCTCCAAAAAATTTATCAATTAATATCTGTTTCGTTTTCTTTATTGATAGGTCAGCCCCCTCTTGCGTCCATAAATAAAATCCGTTACTTTTTATTGTTTTATATTGGAAAATTAACCTTTTTACAAAGTCTATCTTATCGATTATTTCTATCTCTCCTTTACTAAATATATCCTTTATTGGAGGAATAATATCACTAAATAATTGTTTCTTTATTATCTTATTTGAATTACTAATTATTTTTGCTATAATTCCTATAAATGATTGCTTTTCATTTATTTCATTTCCCACCCTCAATAAGCAAGGTTTATTATCTTTTAAATTTCTATCTATTTCATTCTTTATACAATTCCTATTATTAAATTTAAAAAGATATTGTAATGTCATTGGTAAAAATCCCAATTTATTATCTTCTAGTGGATACTTCTCCGTATCATAAATATAATACGATTGTTCTTGCGGT